CAGCAGGCGCCGAGGTAGCATCCAACAATGCAGGTCAGGCCATCACAGCAGTAGCCAATGCTTTCATCGTTGGATACGCGCTGGAAGCAGCCGGAGGACCGGGCGCAGTAATTAAGGTCCAGATCACAAAGTCCGGCTATAAGGCTGGCGGCGTCGTAGCTCCGCTGACATTGGCAGGGCTTACCGACGTGGCAATCGCAAACTTGGCCGATGGGGACTCCATCGTTTACGATGCAGGCGCCCAGAAGTACATCAACAAGGCTCTCGAGTTTGCTGACCTCGCAGATGTCAACGTCGCGAACTTGGCAGACGGAGACGCCATCGTCTACGATCTGGCAACCACAAGCTACGTCAACAAGGCGCTTGAGCTTGGCGATCTGGCCGATGTAGCGATTGCAGGCCCGGCTGACAACGAGACGCTGACCTACGTAGCTGCAGACCTCAAGTGGAAAAACGTATAAGGGAAAGGAGATAAAACACAATGAGCGGAAAAGGAACAAGCATTTCCAACATTCAGGTAGAAATCGCAAAGGGCTGGCAGCCTAACAACTACCTGACCAATATGAGCATGGCTTTCTTTCAGGAGGACGGAGACTTTGTCGCCCCTTCTATTTTCCCGATTTGCCCGGTAAGCCTTAGCTCCAGCTATTACTACACCTTCAGCAAAGCCGACCTCGCCCGTGACAACGTAGCGCGCAAGCCTGCGTTCGGTAAGGTTCAGCCCGCACTGATGGGACAGACCGACAACACCTACAAATGTGAAGTGGATCAGGTCATCGTAGGCGTAGACCAGATCGACGCACTGAACTACCAGAGGAGCAGAGCTCCCGGAGTCGCAGACCCCAGAAGGGCAAAAGTAAGATTTGCCACCGAGCAGCTGAAGCTCCACCTCGATATCCTCTTCGCCCAGAACTTCTTCAATGCAGCTGCATGGCAGAACGTCTGGACAGGCGTACCCGCGAACCCCGGACCTAACCAGTTTTTGAGGTTCAATGATGCCAACTTCGACCCCGTGAACTTCTTCGATGCCCGCATGAAGGATATCAAGCAGAGCGGACGCAGAAAGCCCAACAGACTGGCTCTGGGCGTCGATGCATTCAACGCTCTGAAGAACCACCCGGACATCGTAGAGCGTGTGAAGTACACCGGCAGCACCGCGAACCCCGCTGTCGTAACCACACAGGCCCTCGCAGCCATCCTGCAGATCGAGCAGGTAAAAGTGCTTGAGAGCACCTACAACGCAGGCGGAATCGGTCAGGAGAACATGCAGTTTGTATGTGCAACCGACGGAGCACTCCTCTGCTATGCTACCAACAGCCCGTCCATCGACGAACCCAGCGCAGGCTACATCTTCACATGGGATATGCTCGGCAACGGCCAGTACACCGCGATGGATCAATTCGAAGGCGAAAAAGGCACGCACTCTGAATTCATCGAGGGCCTCATGGCAACCGACATGAAGAAGACCTCTGACGACTTGGCGATTTACTTCGACCAGTGCGTATAAGCGGAAGGAGGAGCGCACGATGAACGGTTACACATGCATTAAACCATGTACGTTTGGAGGCGTCGCCTATAACGTAGGCGACGCTATCCCCTCCGAAGCCGTTCTTCCGAGCCGCGAGAGAGCCTTAATCAAGCAGGGCTTCATAGCCCCGGCAGTGGAAACACAATCACTGCAGGAAGAAAACAAATTCCTCAAGGTAAAAATAGAGGCACTCGAAAAAAAGGCCGCCAAAGCCACAGAACCGCCCCAGATTAGCGAAAATGAGCCGGAGGGTATCGTTATACCCATTACCGCAAAAGGAGGCGTTCTTGAGCTCGTAGCGACGCCTGACGACATCGTAAAGGCGGTAGCGACCATGCAGCTCAACGCGGAGGAAGCGGCCAAGGCCGTAGGCGAAATTGAAACGGAGGAAGCCCTGATTTTGATTGACGCGCTGGACCAGAGAAAAACGGTCAAGACAGCGATCGCAGAACGGATCAAGGAAATACAATCCGAAGTGGAAGGCGGCACAGAGGAGGATGAAGGCCAAGGTGATGCGTAATGGCGAAGACATACACGTATGACCCGGCCAAAATCAACGAGAACGGCAAGGACCGTATGCGCTTTGAGCTTGGAGACACCATGGTCGAAGGCGGCGCCGAAACCTGCGCCCTGACGGACGAGGAATACAACGCCATCATCGGCAGGTATCCGGGCAAATGGAAAAAAGCGAAGCTGGAGCTGCTCGGCAGCATCCTTCATCGCTTCGCATACGAGGTCAACACAAAGGTCGGCCCCCTTTCGCTGGAGCTGCGCGGGCGGTTTGACGCTTGGAAGGCACTACATGATGAGCTCTCGAAAGAGGTCAGCAAGATGGCCGCACCAAGTCTGAACCGGAGCATAACCGAGAAACCGCCTTATTTCTACGAGGGAATGCATAACAACCATGCAGCAGGCGGAACGGAGGGAGGCAGGAAACGGCATGATTAGAACAGGCAGCCCAATGTACCTCCGACCCGGGAACCTTTTCAAAGACTTTACCATCGAGAAAAGAAACGAAGACACTACCGCACGCGGGCGGGTATCGGCAGGATATAAACCGGTGCCGGACACCATCCTGCGTGCGGTTCTTGCTGACGCGGACCCGGACGAGAGAGAACGATGGCAACAGCAGCAACACCCCATCACCCACACGATCACGCAGAGAGGAACTCCCCTCGCAGGAGAAGGCGACCGTCTGGTGCTCGGCGACCGGTACTTTTACATCCAAGGAGTAAACGAACCCGGCAGCCTTGGCATATGGACGATTTACTATGCCGAGGAGAGGAGCTACACTCATGAAAATTGACGTCAACGGAACTAATGAGAAATTCGCGAAAGCGGTAAACGATGCCGTGAAGTCGGCCAAGACGCAGGCACAATCAAGAGCGATCAGAGCATCGAACGAGCTGAGGAATTCAGCATTAAGAGTCCTGCGCGGCCAGCGTAGCGGTAGAGTTTACAAGCTGCCGTTCAGCAAGAAGACGTACAGAGCATCAGCGCCCGGAGAACCACCGGCAGTGCGCAGCGGCAGACTACGTATAAGCTGGGCGGCCAGAGCGATAGGAAAATCGGACAGTGAAGTCATAGCCAGCATCTACACTGACGTAAAATATGCACCGATACTGCAAGAAGGGACCGACGACGGAAGGATAAAGCCCCGTCCGTTCGAACAGCCCATCATTGACGGTGCAAAAGACAAGGTGATGGCGATATTCAACGAGCCATACCTGAACAAATAGCATGAAAGGAGGAGGCACGCCATGCCGATAATCAAGGACAGCACAACGAAGGTATTCGACTCGGAATACGTGCAGAAAGGCAACCTCATCAACGCCAAGCGCGCTGGATGGCCTGAACCAAAGAACGGGATCATCACAGAGGTAACAGACGAACAGCTGACGGTGCTCACGCTTCCGGGAATCGGAAACGTGACGAACTACTTCGTCATTCCTGCCAGCGAAGTGGTCGGCGGAGAGACATGGGAGCTTCTGTGGACAAAGGACATGAAGACCATCTATGCGGATGGCGCGATCCCGGATGGCGACGACGCTTGAAGACCTTGTGTACACAAGGCTGACGGCATGGCCCGAGCTTTTGAGTAAGCTGGCTACATACAAAGGCAAAGCCGCCGTCTTCTACCAGAACGCACCGAGCGACAAGGCGCCAAGCTGGAAGGGAGCAAAGCAATACCCTCGCATTGACTACACCATAGACATGCAGGCAGACCCGGAAAGGCAAACGTCAGGACAGGCCGTGTTCAACATTTGGAGCATCGACAACGGCATCATGCCGGAGGAGATAGAACCAGAAGTGAGGAAGGCCATCTGCGGAATATTCATGACTCCGGACGGAGAACCTCCCTACTGCTTCGCTTGGAGGCGCTCGGAGAACTTCAGCGCCAAGAACATTGAGGAGAGTGCAAGCGAGATAATCGGAATCACAATGCTCTTTGATGTTTTCGCGTTTCCGAACCAGATCACGAGCGACCCGGACCCCATCCTCGCCATGAACCACTTCGTGAAGGATTGGGAACCAAGCGCAACGGTCATCGGGCACGACAGGCTGACAAATTACTATGAGCCGCAGGCCGGAGCGCCTGCGTTTTATTTTAGGCTTGCCAGCATTGAGACATCAGACCAGACGAACACGGTAGCGTGGATGAACGGCACCATAGCAGGTCACGTCTTCGCCCCAACAGCGGAGGCACGGCTGCAGTGGATCAGATACCTGATAGACACGCTGGCACTAAGCGGAGAAGTCACGATGCTGGACACCTCCCCCATGACAATACGGAAACTTTCGGCGGACGCCGGACTGGACCCATTGTCGCAAGGGCAGATCAGGATACAGATGCGCTTCGGCATCCTTCGGCGCGCCATCGTCGCCCCGCTGATTAACGTCAGCATACAGGACACCGAGGCAGACCCAACACCCAAGCACCTATATGTGGAGGCGGACACAACAATTCAAGCGGAACCGCTTACGCAGAGCTTCGACGTCAAATCAAAGCTGTGCGGCAAAGAACCGCTATAACAAGAAAGGAGCATACGCATGGCAGACAAAATCAAAAAGCCGGACGAGGAAGTCATCGTAACCCCCGCTGCAGAAGCGGAACCGGAATACACCGTCGCCGAGCTTGCTGCCAACAGCAAGGCGGTATTCGGCGTTATGCCGGAATGCGTAATTGCAGCCTTCCGCGTGGCGGGACTTGAAAAAGCCACAAAACAGGCTGCAGAGAAAATCATCAGCACATTCATGATAAAGGAGGTCAAATAACATGTCTGGAACATTTGTAGTGGGCGAAACCAAAATTCGCCCGGGCGTTTATACCAGATACGAGAACGCTGGCGGCGTCGAAATCGCTGGCGCCGCAAACGGTATAGGCGCAGCAGTTATCAGAGCCAACTGGGGACCGCTGAACAAAGTCAAGTGGATCGAAAGCCCTGTGGACGCAGCTGCAGCATTCGGAGAACCCGGCGCCAATTACACAGTTAACATCGTGAATGAGATGCTGGCGGGCGGAGCCTCCAAGGTAGCCGTCGTCAGAGCCGGAAACGGAGGCACCGCAGCGACAATCACGCTGAAGGACACAGCGGGATCACCGGTCAACGTGGTCACCATCACCGCAAAATATCCCGGAGCAAGACCGTTCTCGGTAACAATCAGAGACAGCCTCGCAGACGCCAACAAGCGCGAATGCATCATCTACAGCGGCACATCGGAATTCGAGAAGGTCACATTTGCCAAAGGAGCAACCGGAGACGGAGAACC